TACTGTATTAAAAATATTAGCATACCTCATATCACAATATGATCTTATCTCTTTATAATCATTATCTTTAGCAAATATTTTCATCTGTTTAAATATTTTACCTATTCCACCTATAACAGATACATTTATTAATGTACAAAATCTTTTAAACTCTATAGTAGTTGGTTGTGAAGTATGTTTTCTTAAAATCTTACCTAAACTACCAACACACACTAATTCATCATTAAAAAATAAACCATATCTTACTAGTGCTGTAGAACTTCCCTGTGTATGATTATCTTTAAAAAATAAATTAGCTGTTTTAGAATCTATTTCTACCAACTTACATTTTCTAGCAAAAATACGCTTTTTTTGTACACCTAAAGCTTGACATATTCTGGATAAAATGATATCTTTATTGTTAATCAACTCATCTTCAAATATAGTTATTAGTCTAACATTTTTTTCTAAACATGATTTCATTTTATCATAATGATATGTCCTACTTCTACCAGAAGACAATTCACCATGCCAATATAAACCACATACTTCTACAGCTAAATTATTATCTGGAAAATAAAAATCCAATTCTTTTGGTTTTATTAAAAACCTATCATTATACACAACTTTTATATCTGGTAACTCTTCTTCTAAAAAATCTCTAATTAACTGTTCTGGTCTAGAAACATAATTATTTTGAGCATAGCATACAGCACATCTATTACCTGTTTTATTTTTATTATCCATAAAACTATGAAAATTAGTTTTCCATATATGCCCTTCTGGGCATTTCAATGTAAGTTTGGAATTACTATTTATATATTCAGTAGATAATAAAATATAACCACGTTTTTGTACATAATTTCTAATATATTCTATGGAATGTTTGTAAACTCTACCAAAAACGTATGGTTTTGCATCTTTATGATTAATTCTGTAACTAACTCCTTTTGATTCTAAACATTTTTTCCTATTATTTTTATAATAAAGCTTACTTTTTAATAAAAGGTCCTTCTTATCACGATTCTTATGACTAATTTTATTTTTCAATAACACTCTTGCTTTTTCACATTCTTCTGAACCACAAGTTACCTGTTTTTTATAATATGTAGAAAATTCTTTTCCACAGAATTTACACTTCTTAGTAATCTCAGTATAATTATTTCTCTTTCTACTCTGATTTCTCCATTGTATTTTTTCTCTAATTTGTTTAGCTTTACCTTTACAACTATCACAATACTTTTGGCTTCCAGATGTTGGAGTAAAAATATTAGTGCACCCTTCCATTTTACACATTTTATCCTTATACATGATTCCTCCGTATATTTATATTTATTAACTGTCACAATAAATATAATACACAAAACCAGAATGTCAAGCAAAAAGTAGTATTCTTCGGCTAAAAATATAACCGAAGAATACACATTTATTACTATAATAGTATTACACATATATTATGTTACATTAATATATATAGTACCATTATTAATACATTTTACAGACTTCTATCAATAATACCCATACCTAACATACGTGGGTCTAAACAAGCAAAACCCAACTCAGCCCATCCAAAAAAGCCCTGTTTCTGTTGTCTTAGAAGAGTAGGATCTTCATATGCCTCATATTCTTTTCTAATAGGCATAACTAAAGAATCATTAGTCCCCATATCAAACCCAATAATCTGAGTTTCTCCTAAAGTAACAATGGTACCATCAGCAGCAGTTTTATTAGTATTCTCTAAAACATAAGCATTATACTCATCTGAACCGGCATTGTCGGTTGCAATGAATTTACCATAGGATGAATCATTACTGTTAATGTTATAAAGACCAGTAGCTCCAAGATGTTGAACTTCATGGAGTGTGACATTCCAAATAGAACCCATACCAGAAGCTTGAAAAATTTCTCGTCTGGTTACAGGATCAATATCTGTATCTGACCACTCTCTAATATCAGCGGCATCTTCAGGACTTAAATAAATATCAGTTAAAGTTCTACCAATACGTTTAAACCCTACAATCATCTTATTCATAAGCTCTTTAGAGAAATATCCTGCGCCAGTAGATGAAGGTTGAATTTCATAAATTGGGGCAGGTCTAGACCCAAGAAGCCCTTTACCTGTAAAACTAGATGTAGCAGCGGGTATAATCACCCTCCATCCACCGTTCTGTTACTTATAAAGACCTCAGCTTTACCTGTTAGGCGAGTAATTATTTCTAATTACTTCTCTATGTCTCCATAGAAGTCCAGAACATACCATCTACTCATTGAGTAGCCACTTGGTGTTCGTTGAGAACTGGAGAAACTTTATGATGCATACATTTAGGTAATATATTAATACTATTAGTAAGTAATTCTTTATTAATAGAAACATTATTTAAGTATAATCTATAAGAAACAGGAGATTTACTGTGCTTAATAACACTTGTAAATTTAACTCCTAAATTATTTATACATTTTTCTAATAACAATATTTCTGTGTAAGAAAAACTTTCTAAACATAGAACTATATAATTTCTTTCTTTATTGTGATATCCATCATCACCTATTAAAACAGCTAATGATATTAAATCAAAATTATCAGTAATAAAACTATTTGGTAAAATTTTTACTCTATCTTTATAAAACAAATTATGTAATTTTGTTAAATATGGGTGAACACCTGTTGACATAGCACATACATTTTGTATGTTATAATATTTTTTTCCGCCTTTTCCATCTGGCATTAAAGCCTTAGTTCCCCTATCCCTAATCCACATATTAGCAGTAGTGAATGGTTTTAAATTACTATGTTTCCATTTTAACCACTCAACCTGGTCTATAGCATGCTCTTCTCTAAATGAAGCATTTTTTAAGTGTGATCTTTTTTCAAGATGCCCATCACCAAGAATGCTACCTATCAGTATACTTTTTTGGAAATCAGAAAAATCTGTCCTTTTCAAATCTCCATATATATGTTTTGGTTTTTCAAAATTTATTTTATACTTTTTTAATGATGCCATAATAGTTTGTATTGATACTCTAAATTTTACAGCCGTTTCAAATATATTACCATTATATATTTTTTCTATTATATCTTTTTCTATTATCATAAATTCTCCATTTCTGCTGATTGTCTCTATTTATAGAATTTTTACTGTCTATCGACTAGTATCTATAACTTAACGAGAGTTTCCAGCATATTCGTGGTTTGCTTAACACATCACTGTGCTAAGGAGCATGTATATTTACTCTTCTTCATAGTTTGCTAAATCTTTGGCCGCACGTGCAGCCGCTCTCTGAGGAATATCAATCCTAGAGTCTCTAGCGTACGTAATTTTCCAATCCGCAGCAGTATCTATAGTAAATGTAGGAACAAAAACCTCTTCTCCTATACCTTCTATAAAGTTCTGAGCAATGTAACCAAGCCCAGGTAAAACCCAAACCGGAATCTCGAAGTCTTCCATTCTGTTACTTAAATGACCTGAAAACTTTATTCAGGCGGGAAGGCTCTTCATCCTTCCTCTACATGTCTCCATGTAGTTCAGACTATATCATCACCCTCATAAAGGGGAAGAACGTGTAGTCGTTGAGGCTCCTTGTTTAAAGTTGCCTGCTGATTATCTCTACTCTCATAATTATCACTATATCAGTATATGAGATTTAACAAGAATTTCCAGCATATAGTTCTTTTTATTGTTTCTACATTACTGTAGAGGTGGCCAAAAATTTAGCCACCGGATAAACCGCTTGTGCCATTCTGTTACTTTTATAACCTACATAGAATGTAGGCGGGTTACTGCGAAGTAACCTCTATATGTTACCATATAGTTCGGACTCTATCTTCATCTTTTAAAGATGTCTAGCATGTTAGTCTCTGAGATGTCTTCGTATCAATGATTAAATAGTGTTATTTCTTCACATAAATCAAAACATTCTTTACAATAGGCTTTTTTCCCAAACTCCCTAAGATTTAAATACCTATCTAAAATAGTTAATTGCCTTGATTTTGCAAATATTCTATCAGACAATTTATTTACTAATATACGTAAACTCTTCTGATTTTTAACAGCAAGATTGTAATAAAACTTACTTTTATTACTATCTTTACGTTTAGTTTTACACTTTAATATACTAACTGTATAAGTAATATTATCTCTATTAAACATTTCTTTTATATTATTAAAAATTGTTGTAGATTCACCAGAAAAACTTATTGTTGGCTCCATACGAATATCTGTTCTAGGGAAACCTTGTTTATGTGATGATATAAAAATAGAACCATCACCATCTAAAAAGCCCCCCAACCAAGAATAAGTATAATTACGGTTACCAGTGTCTATATTATAATTATAATTAGATTCTATCAATAAATCAGCTAAATTTATTTGTTTATTAGTATAAGGTGTCGTTGAAAACTTCCAACCCATATCCTCAACATAAACACTCCTATCTCTACAAAACTCTTCTATCAATAAAAGTTGTTTTTTTCTTCCTATTACTGTATCTTTTAATATATTAGCAAGCTCCATACACTTACTTATCCTACTAATTTCTACTGATTTTTCTACTTTATAAACAGTTTTTCTATCTCTAGTACCAACATAATGATTTATATCATTATTATGTAGAAAAGAAGAAACTATCTCAATTAAACCAAAATTAGTATTAGTAAATGTTATTTTTGGCCCAATTCTTAATTTATTACCCTTAACTAAACGTTTAACTGCATACACACTACCATCTGAGTCTATTAACCCAGATATATAATTTATATTTGATACAAAGTTATCTGCATGATTGCCCATATCTACCTCCTTATTATCACCATATCAGTAAAAAACGGAAAATGGGGTTTCCAGCATATAGCTAGATTTTCATTATAACCTTACGGCTATACGGGGCACACATTTTTACCCGGTGCCAAGCGTTCTACCGAAAACATACTTCTCATTATTGATTCCAGTTCAATCTTCTGCAAGATTGGAGTTGTTAATGCCGCAGCAAAGGCTCTATAAGCAGCCATACCCTCTGGCGTTTGAACATCTGCGGTTTCTTTAAACAATTTTTGCATTTCTTTTAAATCCATAGTAACAACTCCTCCTTTATTAATATTGGAAGCACTGTACAAGTGCCTTAATCCAAAAAAGCTTTTTTTATATCAAAAGTTTGATTCTGATCGGATACAATGTAGTATTAGCAATATTAGCAGTCGCTTTAGCTACACTGGCACCTTTCATTACTCTAGCTACGGTTGTGTCGGCACAATATTCTCCATTATAATCAGTACCACCAGCAGCATTAGAAACATCATTAGTCACTTTACCTTCATCAGCAGCAGCACGTAAAGGCTGGCCGGGCAAAATACCGGCAGAAGGCACAGTAGGTGTACTAGCGTTTCCATCAGTTCCTTCAGCTGTATAATGTACAGTATCATAGATACCTAAATGGGCTACACCAGCGGGTACTGATTTAGTACCTTCAATGGCTCCAGTAGCTCCATACTTAGACTGTGCAATAGCATCACTAGATCCTAAATCACCAGGCATAACAAAACCATTAGGATGTACTTGATGATACCCGGTTTTTACTTTCTGCATAAGAAACCCAAATGGTGTATACGTTGGATCATTAAACTTCATTTTAAAAACAATAGGTTCCTGATTAGTAGCAGTTGAATCCAAATACACAACAGCACCGGCATAAGCTACAACACCACCAACACCAGTAGTCGTATCTGTTTCACCATAACTACAAAATTGATCTTCTACAACAGGATGTCTTGGAATAAACATGTCCTTGTTCCTCCTTTAAATCAGTTATTATTCAGATTTTGTCCATCTATCGGCCATAGCCTTTCCTAAATCAGCATACTTAGCCAATATAGACGCATCTGGTCTGTTTTCTAAATTTAAAGACGCCATAACAGCCTGTCCAGGAGTTATCTTTGCTGGAGGGGTAACTTCACCGTCTTTATTGTCACTATTTTCTTCAAGATCTTTGTCTTCTTTTTTAGCAGCTTCTTTGTCAACTTCTTTGTCAGCTTCTTTTTTAGCAGCTTCTGCAAGTTTAGCAGCATCTTCCTCGGCCTTTGCGTCAGTTTTAGCATCTTCGCCTGCCTTAGCTAATTCAGCGATTACAGCTTCTCTGATGGAAACCAAGTCACTTCTATAAGATGCAAAATCTTCATCTGTCATTTCCCTTACTTTAACCGACTGGCCCTCCTTATCAGAATTAACTACGCCAGCATCCTCAAGATCACCCATACGGGTCTCTTGTAACCTATCCTTCTTCATACCCTGTATTTCTGTTTCTACTTTACCTATTTTTTCGTTAGATGCTTCAAGATCTTTTCTGGCTACCTCAAGCTCAGATGTAAGTTCTTGACCACGAGTTTCTTCTTCAGTAAGTTTGCTCTGGAGATCAGCAACCTCTCCATTTTTAGTCTCTAATTCTGTAGTCAAATCAGAAATAGATGAAGCAGCTTTCCGAAGCTCTATCTCGGTACTCTTACGAATTTCGGTTTCTTCTTTCTTATCGAACAGCTCTGCTACTACTGCAGCAACCTGTTTCTCTAACTCTTTCTTTTCCATATTTTAAGTTTCCTCCTTGCTTTTATGTTCACACAAGATACAAACAACAACTTAAACGACCTGAATGTCGTATTACTAAACCCTTCTCCTACGAACTTATAATCTTATTTATCATGGAAGACTTTGAGCAGCACCACTATTACCTCTACAATACAACCCATCCGCTATCATGTCCCCACCAAGCATAAACAACATATCCACTTCAACATCCGTTCCGGGTGCTGAGCTACAGGTAAGTATAATAGTATTATCTGTAGTATTAGCAGTAGTATAAAAATATCCTAAATCTCCTTTAGGTGTTGCTACCACTGTAGCATATGTTGCTAAATCGTACCCATGCCATTTAATACCAGAAGCCACAACCGCAGTTGTTGCACCACTAACTACAGTACTGGTTCCGGCCCATACAAAAGGATAAGCATGGTTATTACCCATATTACGATAAATAACTTTGTTATGATCGTCACCGTTAATTTTCGTAAGTTTAGGTGTACTTTTCAAACTACCTTGTTGACCAATGTTTATTTGTCCCATTTAATATTACCTCCGTGATCCAATTTTTACTGCCTCACGCAAAACAGCCTTTAATTCATCTAAAAGCTCTTCTCGTTTGTCATCAACAACATTACTTTCCATAATTGCTTCAGCGTATGCCTTAGCATACTCCCGGATCGCTTTATTACGTAAACAATCAGGATCGGTAGTATCCCTAGAAAAAGAAGTGCAGCTCCCTTCAAAAAGACTACACCAATCTTCAGCTATTATTTTCTCATCTTTATCATACACTCTTTTTTTGTAATTTACACACACACCTAATGTATCATCCAACATACCATTACGTGCCTCTTCTTTTATAACATTGTCTTCTGTATTTACAATGGTTACATTATTAATACCTGATTTTTCATCCAATTTTTCAATATTATCATAATCCAATACTATAATTTCATCGGATTCTTTATGAGTAATATCTTTATTTGCAGCTGTTTCTAAAATAACAGATGCTGGATTGGCGGGATTTTTTACAATACCACAACCAAAAAAAGAAATATTTCTCAACACCCTTGTTAGAGCACCAGCAGCTATTTCTTTGCCACCCTTTAAAACTTTTGCCATCTTACCTAACATACTATTATCTAAAGAAGCCAAACCTAACATTTCAGCTTCTTTACGTGTTATTGTAAGATCACCTATCTTAACATCATAATCTTCATAATAACATTCCATTGAAACAGCTGGCCATTCACCCTCTTCTATTTCTTTAGCTAATTCTGGAAATCTGTTTTTATAAAGTATACCAGCTACCTGAATATGCATTTCTTGTACATCAAGGCTTGCAGTCTCACGCGCCGACAATTCAGTTATATCTAATACTTTATTATCTTTATCGGTATATACTCTTTCATACAGATGTCCAACTACAGAAGTCTCGTGATGTTCCAAGTCTAAAGCTTTATTAGTAATAGTACTTCCTGCAGCAAGTAGTTCGCTACCTAGAAAATAAGCATGGTTTAAATTTTCTCCTGAAGACACTAATATAGCAGATAAATACATTAAATCAGGCTGTTTATTTTTGTCTTCAGGTAACTTTATAACTTCAGAAGCTTTTTCTTTTAATTCAATAGTTTCCTTCTGTAATTTTAGTTCCCCTTGTAAATAAAATTTATTCTTCATATATATTAGTCTCCAGTTTTAAAAATTTCTTTATTTTAGTTTTACAATTTTATACATTTATAACCCTTATGATGTTCTCTTCTACCACATGCTGTAGACCCCATATTACCTTTATTTAAATCATGTTTCCTACAAAAATCACTTAAATTATATACAATTTTTTCTTCTCCATTAGGAAAAATTACTAACCATTCACATGCTATCTTTTTAATTAAAGCATCGAATACATGTTTTGGTGGTGTAATTCCATAACTATGGTGGTTAGACCCTTTTACACCAAACATATGATTTTTAGATCCTTTATGATTATCAGACATAAGCTTTCTAGTTTTTTCAGAATGTGATTTTCCTTTTAATGACTCACTTATTTTTCTCTTATGTTCCTCAGTATGAATATGGCCTTTATGACTTTCAGAAAGATTCTTTCTGTGCTCTTCAGTTATTACATGACCAAGCATTCCGCCACCTCCTTCAGTCATATTATACCCATTAGGTAATTTAGAATTATATTGTCTAATATAGTGGAACTCCATATCATCAAGCTCTTCTTTAGATTCACAATACTCTATAACTTTCCACTTGAAATTCTTACTACCATACTTTCCTATAGCATTATGGAAATAACAATTATCTCTGTTAGCAATACTATCATTTATATGGGCCAACTTTCTAGTTCTTAAACTTGTTATAGTTTGCCCTATATAAATCTTGCCACCAACTTCATTAACAACTTTATATATTATACCAAAATGGTTATTCTGCATATCTAATTTTCCCATAATATTCTGCAAATTCTGCATAACTACTATCATCCAACGTTACCTTAGCCCCATCTAAAAAACAAGAATATTCTATAGCTGTCATATCCTTTACTGAAGCTGCGTTTTTAACCTGTAAATTTTTCTTTTGTTGATTTGGTGATACATCTGACTTTTTAACTGTTTTTGGTTTGGTAGTTTTGGTTTTTACTTGCCCCTTTGGTGGACCTGAAGAAGGTGTATTTGCTATCCCTGTTGCTTCTTTTTGCCACGGAGAACCAACAATACCTAAAGTGCCATCTTCAACCAACGGAAGTTCTTCCTTCATATTATTAAGCTCATTAGGATAATCAAAACCTAAAGCCTCTAAAGAAGTTCTATAACTAAGCATACGTCTGTCAACGCATTGTGAGAGTGTATTCATATAAAGAATTGTATCAAGTAGTATACCTTTATCCCACCTAACTTTAGGAAACCTTTCAAAATTCATTGCAATTGCTATTTGTTGGTACTCCCTGTAAATCCACTCTGTAACTTGTCTCCTAGCATAATTAATCTCTTCTAATAAACCTTTAGTAAGCAAATCAACTTCAGAACCATTTAAATCACCACCACCGTCTATTAAAGATCTTGATATAGCTAAACCAGTTGTTAAATCTTCATTAACTTGAGTATACTTTCCTGCTCCTAAAATCTTATCTATCTCTGGAGAAACTATTTTTTCTATATTTAAAGTATGATTCCATACTACATCTATGGCCTTACTAGAAGTATTAAATAACTGAGCCACCGCTTCTAATTCACTTTGTGATACTACTGGATACTCATCATTACCTATAGTTATTTTCAACATATAATTAGTAATACCATCTAAAGTACTTAAATCAGCCTGTCTTAAAGCACGTTTATATTCTATAGAATCAAAAACTTTAGCAGACCTTGGTTTTGCATATCGTTCATAAGGTTGCTTTCTATAAGTAACTTGTCCAACCAATCTAGAATCTAGTTGGTATTCACCACCCTTTTCAGCTGCTGCCTTAAGATCAGAAGGTAATGCTTTTATTAAAGCCTTTTCTTCATCAGTCTGATCTGAAGAATTTTTCTTTAAAAGTTCCGTTAATTCAGCTGGGGGCGTTAAAGCAACAGCTACATTATCAAATAAAAGATTTCCTGTTATATTAACTAACAGAGGATTTAGAACAGTATAAGCTACTGGTAAATGTCCTTTAGACCATATATTCTTTTTAGCTGCTGAAGCCTTACCAGAAGGTTTCTTCATGTTTTGGCCTGGAATTGGTGACAAATAAGATACTCTTGGTTCATACTTAGCCAACACTTTGTATGTAGAAACATGACCTACTTTAAAAAAATCTAAAAATATCCATTCTAATATTTTGGCCAGCCCTACATCAAAAGCCCATACATCATAAAAATTCTTTATGTTGTCATCATCTATGTCATTTTCAAACCCTTTCCTTGCTAAACTTGCTAAAACATTAGTAGCTGACCCAACTAAAGGTTCTGTATAATAATATTTAATAGCACGTTTAAAAGATTCTTTTGGGTCCTCAGTATATGAATCAGCTTGAGCTAAATCTAAATTAGTTCTTTGTACATAATCTCTATTTATAGTAGCTGCCCTTTCTATGCCCCTATTAACTACACCACCACCTTTCCTTGTATCTATAAAAGCTAAA